TTTAGAAAATGTAGAACATACTCGTATACTTCTACCTAATCTTGGAACTTTTATATTAAGAAAAGGTAGATTAGATAGAGCAATTAAAAGACATAAAGATATGCTTGGTAATATTGAAAAAACAACTTATACAGGATATGGTAATCATTTACCTGTAAAAGAAAAATTAATTAAAATGGAAAAGGCAGTAGAAAGAGTTGAAAAAGAAATAACCAATAAAAAGAAATGGAAAAATGAAACTAAATAAATTATTTCAAGGTCTTAAAAATATTGACCATATTGTTGAAGGTATTAAAAATAAAACCTTTAAAAAACCATGGATAGAAGAAATTGCAAATCATAGATGGAATATATGTAAAGGATGTGAACATCTAGATACTATAGGTGGACAATGCGCTGCACCTGGTACTCATCCATGTTGTTCAGATTGTGGTTGTAGTTTAGGATTTAAAACACGTTCTTTATCTGCTTCATGTCCAAAAGGTAAGTGGAAAGCACATGTTACTGCTGCACAAGAAGCTGAGATAACAAGAAAACTTAGTGGAGCATCTTCAGCAGATAATGATACTAATATTAATGTACAAAAATAATGGCTATAATATTTAAAGAAGATGGACATATATATGAAAGTTTAGATGAAAACTTAGAAAAAGACCAAATTAAATGGACAAGTGTAACTTCATTCATTAGTAAGTTTAAACCTAAGTTTGATGCTAAAGCAATATCAGAAAAATCATGTAAGAATAAACGTTCTAAATGGTTTGGTCTTAAACCAAAAGAAGTTAGAGATATTTGGAAAAAAGAAAGTAAACGTGCTATTGAATTAGGTAATTGGTATCATGATGAAAGAGAACAAGGATTGCTTGATTTTAAGACAATAGAACGTGAAGGGATAGAAGTGCCTATCATAAGACCTATAGTTGATAAGAGCGGTGTTAAAATAGCTCCAGATCAAAAATTAACTGATGGTGTATATCCAGAACACTTTGCATACTTAAAATCAGCATGTATATGCGGTCAAGCTGATTTAGTAACAATTGTTAATGGTAAAGTGAATATCACTGATTATAAAACTAATAAGGAAATAAAGGAAAAAGGTTTTACAAACTGGGAAGGTGTAACATCTAAAATGTTTAAACCATTATCACATTTAGATGATTGTCATTTGAGTCATTATAATATACAATTAAGTTTATATATGTATATAATACTAAAACATAATCCCAAATTAAAACCAGGTAAACTTATCATACAACATGTTAAGTTTGAAGAAACAGGTAAAGATAAGTACGGGTATCCTATTACAAAGTATGTAAATGATGAACCTGTACTAAAAGAATTAAAAATGTATGATCTTCCATATTTAAAGGATGAGGTAAGATCATTAATAATGTGGTTAAAAGAAAATTCATTATGTTAGCAAAATTATTTGATATATCAAACGGTAAGGTTATACCAACAGAACATTGTTATACTTTAAAGTTTTTAAAAGCAATTATGGATAAGTATCCTGATACACATTTATCAGTGTATCAATACTTATTTTATATGACATGTCCTGATCCAGATCTTAATCCATTCTTTAATGTACCAGAGGTGGATAAAGAAGAAATAATCTTAGATGAAATAGTAATGGAAGAATCATTAGAATGTCCTAAGATAAGATATGCACTTGATAAATGTGCTGAGTTATATGAGACTCCAACCTTTAGAGCTTATAAAGGTATTAAATCTATGATTGATAAATTAGCAAAGTATATGGAAAGCACTTCAATTGAGCACGGTAGAGATGGTAATATAAATTCTCTAGTAAGTGCTGCTAAAAACTTTGACTCAATTAGACAATCCTTTAAGGGAGCATATAATGATATGAAAGATGAACAAAAAAGTTCTGTCCGTGGTGGACAAGGACTTGCATATGATCAATTATAATGGTTAATAATATTGTTATTATATTATTTTTAGTATTAACGGTATGGGCTATTTTTGCAGATCATGATTATAATAATTTTAAATAAAAATCAAAATGGAAAAAGTAATACCAATTGGACACAGAGTCTTAATTAAACAAGTAAAAGCAGCAGAAACATATGGTGACACAGGAATATTTATCCCTGAGAATCAACAAACTCAGCAGAATAAAGCAATTGTTATATGTGTTGGAGAAGCTGTACAAGGAATCCAAGAAGGTGATTGTGTACAGTATAATGAGCATGCTAACCCAGTACCTATGAAACATGATGGAGAAACACATTTACTTATAGAGCAACATGATATATTAGCTATTATTGTAAGTGTATAAAATCATACCCACATATGATAATGGAACTTGGACAACTACAGAATTTGAATCAATAGAATCTTTTAGAGAATTTATTGATTCAATTTTTTCTGAGCCTGGTAAATATGGGTTTAATAAAACTGCCTTGTTATTTAATGAACAAGCAACTTTATTTAATGAACAAGGTTTTTATTGTGATAAACCCATGAGATCAAAAGATTTTATGACCTATTGGGAAGATCAGAAAAATAAATGTAGACAAGGAGTTATATTCAAAAGTAAAAAAAAGACTTGGTATTTAACTAGAGATTATTATATGTGGTTGAATTTCTTACCTATATATGATAAGGAAGAGAAAGCATATGGTTTTGCTAAAGTAAGAGATGCTCAATATCATATGGCCTTATATGAAATAATGGCTGAAATTAATTATAAGCATGTTGCAATACTTAAAAAAAGACAGATAGCTTCTTCCTATTTTCATATGGGTAAACTAATAAATATGTATTGGTTTGAAGAAGGTGCTGTATTAAAGATTGGATCATCATTAAAGGATTATATAAATGATAAAGGATCTTGGAAGTTCTTAGATGAATATCAAACATTTCTTAATGAACATACAGCTTGGTATAGACCATCAAATCCTGGTAAGGTTCTTTTATGGGAGCAAAAAATTGAGGTAAGAATAAATAATAGAAAAACACAAAAAGGACTTAGATCTAAAATACAAGGTTCTTCTTTTGAAAAAAATGCTACTGCAGGGGTAGGGGGACCATGTACTTACTTCTTTCATGAAGAGGCTGGTATTGCTCCAAAAATGGATCAAACATATGAGTACCTACGTCCTGCAATGTCTTCAGGTATGATGACAACAGGGCAGTTTATTGCAGCAGGATCTGTGGGTGATTTGGATCATTGTAAACCATTAAAAACTTTTATACTTAATCCAGAGGCAAATGGTATATTAGGTGTAGAGACAGATCTAATGGATGACAAGGGAACAATTGGTATAGCCGGTTTATTTATACCAGAACAATGGTCAATGCCTCCTTTTATAGATCAGTATGGTAATTCTTTAATTGAAGAAGCACTTGAATCAATTAGAGCAGAAAGAGCTATTTGGAAAAGAGATCTTGAAGCAGAAGCTTTTCAATTAAGGGTATCTCAGAAACCAATTGATATTGCAGAAGCATTTGCATATAGAAAAGAATCAATATTTCCTCAAAGTTTTTTAAGTAAACAAATTAGAAGAATTGAAGAAAAAGAATATTCATATGAACATATAGAATTAGAAAGAGATCAAGATGGAATAAAAGCAAAGAGATCAAAAAGACTACCTATAATTGAATTTCCTGTAAATAAGAAAAGAGAAGATAAAAGAGGAGTACTTGTTGTATGGGAAAGACCAATAGATAATCCAGAATTTGGAACTTATTATGCTTCTATTGACCCTGTGTCAGAAGGAAAGACTACTACATCAGATTCATTATGTTCAATATTTGTATATAAAAATGCTGTTGAAGTAACAAAAGAAACACAAGACGGATTAGAAGTGTTTATTGAAGGTGATAAAGTTGTAGCATCATGGTGTGGAAGATATGATGATATAAATAAAACACATGAGCAATTAGAGTTAATTATTGAGTGGTATAGAGCATGGACATTAGTAGAGAATAATATATCTTTATTTATACAACATATGATTGCTAAAAGGAAACAAAAATGGTTAGTACCAAGACAACAAATAGTTTTCTTAAAAGACTTAGGATCAAACAATAATGTATTTCAGGAATATGGATGGAAAAATACAGGAACATTATTTAAAAGTCATTTAATATCTTATGCAATTGAGTTCATTAGAGAAGCTATTGATGAAGAGTTAGATGATAATGGTGAAGTTATGAGTGTAAGATATGGAGTAGAAAGAATTCCTGATAAAATGTTACTAACAGAAATGCTACAATACTTCCCTGGACTTAACGTGGATAGACTTGTTGCATTTGCCGCATTAGTTGCATTTGTTAAGATACAACAAGCAAATAGAGGTTATGCAAAGAGAAAAGAGAGAGATAAATCCTTAGAACCTTTGGATAACTCAAAGAAATTTAGTAAATTAAGTATAGGAGCATTTAGAAATATAGGTAGAAATAAATCTGTGGGAAAACGTAAAAGAAGATCCCCATTTAAAAATATTAAATAATGTATGATTGGGTAACAACAACAACTGTAGATGAAACTGGAGAATTTAGTTCAATCCAATATATTGTAATTTATGAGTCTTATACTGCTTATGATGACATTGTTTATAATGAAAAAGACAACTAAAATATGAGAGTACTTAACGCAATGCAAATCAAAAAAGGTGCTAAAGCAAAAGGACCTTCTGTACATGCATCTTTAACACAGCCAATACAATTTGTTTCTGCAAAAGAAAAAGATGAAAACTGGACCCAGTGGAATATGGACTGGTTAGAAGTAAGAGGTTTAGATTTTCTTAGAAAAAATGCACGTAAAGTATTAAAAAATTATAAGTTAGCAAAAGGTATAATTGATAAGACAGATTATATTGTTGAAGAGAATAATGAATATAGAGACCTTCTTGAAGTACTTACACAAGAAGATGATTCAGCATTAGAGTTAAAATTCTATCCTATTATACCAAATGTAGTTAATGTACTTACGGGTGAATTTACTAAAAGGTTTCATAAAGTACAGTTTAGAGCAGTTGATGATACTTCTTATAATGAGATGCTTGAACAAAAAAGAGCATTAATAGAAGAAAACTTATTGACTGATGCTTATAATAAACTTATGATTGAAATGATCAAT